GAGCTGGTTGGCCTGATCACGCTTCCTGCCGAGATCATCCAGCTCGGCGTTCATGGCTTTGATAGCCTCAACCTTGGCAGCGGTATCGCCGCTCAAGGATTTGACCTTGGACATGTCCATGTCCGGACCGGCCTCCTCGAAGATATCGTGGAGGGCCTTGGATTTGGCTATAATAGCCTCGTTAAGTTCTTTCAGGTTCAATTGTTACCTCCGATTAATTCAGATTGCGCAGTGTCCTGGTAAAGGACAGATACAGGCTCCCCATCACGGATTTGCTGGCCGTGTCAGTCTCGTCTAAGAGCGCCTGCAATTCGGCAGACAGGGTATTTAACTGAGACTGCAGGTCTTTAATCCGATTGCGGTTGGCCTGGGATAAGGTGCGTCCTTCCTTGCGCCGCAGATCAGCAAGCGATCTGGAACGCTCAACTAATCCGGCGACAGCAGCAAGCGCCGTCTCGAAATGCTGAGCGAAGGTAGCACCGTCATCTTCTTTGATGGCCAGGGTAGCGGTGCCTACGCCGGCACCCTTGAGTACTGGTGATATCTCGATAGGGTCGACGGACTCTAAGATGCGGACCTGTTTGCCGTCGATCTCCTGCATATTCCATTTGACCGGCCAGAAGCCGTAAGACCACTCCTGTAGGCTGCCGGTGAACTTGACGGCCTCATAGTGCTCGCGCCCAGAAACGGAGTTGAGGTTGAACTGGCCCTCGGCAATCACGGCATCGCCGATCTCTTTGATGACGGCTTTGCCAACAGGTAGAGCGCCCTGCCAGGAGCCGTGCTGATAAGCCGAGATGAGCAGTTCCTTGCCGGCTGGGCAGGCGCCGGGCCTGGTCAGGTCGCCGTCGCTATCGACCACGTTGAGCGTAGCGATTTGGGCAGTGAAGGCTCCCTCTTGAGCTTCTTTAAACTGAATTTTTATAGATTTATGTTCCATGTTGCCTCCAAAAGAAAAGACGCCCGTATTGAGCGCCCTACCTTGACAAAGTTGATATAATTGCGATGCTTTAATTCAAATCATGACAATGAGATGGGAGGTGGTTTGTTATGTTTTCAAATGTAGAAATTGAACGGATCATTGAAGCCTTCATTTATGAGCAAAATAGATTGCAGGGGGATGATCCAATTTATTTCGCTTGTACAGGTTATTTCGCTGCCTTTAACCTAAATTCGCTAGGTCAGAAACAGTTGGACATTATTCAAGATTTTCTCTTCAAATGGGGAAAGATGGGACGAACTGGCAGCAAGTCAAAAATTCCTGCACTAGCCTCAACAATAGGGAATCATGAGAATTTTTTAACTAGAGTACGAAAACAGGATTTACACAGCATTAATATCGAACCAGATAAGCAGACTATTGCCGAAATATTCGAAGATTTGAATTCTTTAGTGGGACCCATTTCGGCCTCGAAAGTGTTGCATTTGATATGCCCAGGATTTTTCCCATTATGGGACGACGGTATCATCGATGGATGTAATTCCAGCAAACAATTTAAATACAAAGATAAAAAAGCCAATTTGATAGAGATGGTTCACAAAGAAAATACAAAGATAGTAAAAGACCGTCCGGTAATGGATACTATTCTTTTATGGAGTTCACACAATCTTTCATTAACAAATACATCAATCTACTTATGCAGATTCAAACAGTACTGAATAGTCAGACCCAACCCTTAGGATCAAAAACTCTGGTTAAAATAGCCGACGAATTCAACATGTTTGCCACTAAGACACCGTTCTTATATTTGTTATAGCCCACTTGCAGATTTCTCTTTTAAAGTCTGTAACAGTTGCAAAGCTGGTACCATGTTCATGGGATTTAAATAGATGTCGCCTTCTTCACCGGGTAGCGGATTCTGGTTCTCCAGTTCCCTGATATCGTTGGCAGATAACCACCCCCACTGACGGCCTGTGGCATAGGCCTGGTAGCGTGCCTGGATATTGCCCCTCAGCAGTCCGTCAACCAGAAATTCAGCGAAATAATCCGCCCTCTCGTCGGGGTTGAGCAGCTTCTGGTTGATCGACTGCTCCCAGCGCACCAGCCAGGGGCGCATGGTGTAGACGACGAATTCCAAAGCCTGCTCCTCGATGTTACTGAAGGTGGCTCTTTCAAGGTCGCCGATCATATGCGGCGGTATGTGAAAGAATGATGCTATCTCATTACGCTGGAACTTGCGCGTGTCCAGAAATTGAGCATCGTTAAGCGGCATGCCTACCTTGCTCCACTTCATGCCCTCTTCCAGGATGGCGATGCGATGCTGGTTGGACAGGCCAGCGTGCATCTCGTTCCAGGACTTTCTCAGGTTCTCCTGCGCTTCCTTGGAGAGCTTGGCGGGATGCTCTAGAACTCCTCCGGGTGCGGCGCCGTTGCTGAAGAACCTGGCCCCGAACTCTTCGGTCGCCAAAGACAAACCGATCGCTTCACGGGCCAGTGTGATAGGCGAGTAACCCACCAGACCATCAAAGCCCAGACCGGGTATGTGCCAGACGCGATAGGCAGGCAGCACCGCTATGCCGGCCGAGTTAGGCAATAGGTATTTGTAGATTATCTCTCCGTTCTCGCGCCAGACCTGCATGCGGTCGGGCCGCAGCGGCCAGAGTGCCTTGACCTTGGTGTAGCTGTCCCATTCTATCTCGGCGTAGGCGTTGCCCCAGGTTACCAGATGAGCCATCAGGGTCTCGCGGAAGGTAAAGCTGTTCATCTCAGGATTGGGTATATCGTGCAATAGCTGGTAAAGAGGATGCCCGGTTGCCCTTTCTTTGCCGCGTCCCAGGCGCTTATACAGTATTAAAGGCAAGGAGGCCAGAGTTTCGGAGAGAATACGAACACAGGCGTAAACCGTGACGACCGAGAGCGCGGTGGTCTCGCTAATATTGACGCCCGTGTTGCTCCTGCGCCAGAACAGATTTAAGGGGTCATCCACCCTGTTTAGAGAATTGCTTGCTCCTTTGCCCATCAGCTTCTTTAAGAATGGTATCTTCATATGACTGTGAGCCCCTGCGTTTCATAGATCGAGGTCTCGATCAGGTTGCTGTGTCTGCTGGCCCGGTCGATGGCCATGATCAGGGCCACCATGCCGTCTATCTTCTGGGGCGATTTCTCCTTATCAGGCTTGAGGTTGCCGGCCGGGTCCATTCTGACAACCAGGTTGTCGGCGTTCCATCTCAGGACAGGATGCCCACCATGCCTGATCTTCCTGCTCAAGACAAGGTTCATCAATTCCTTGGTTGGGGAACTCATCGATGCAAAACCCTGGCCGAAGGGAACCATCAGGAAGCCGTCGTCTGTTAGGTCCTGACACAGCTTGGTCGCCCCCCAGCGGTCAAAGGCGATCTCGGCTATATCGTATCTCTCTCTCAGCTCATGCAGCGTGTGGCGGATGTACTGGTAATCGATGACGTTGCCATGTGTGAGAGTGATCAGGCCTTCATTGGCCCATGCTCGGTAAGGCACACGGTCCCGTTTCTCTTTATCCACGGCGGTGTCGCCGGGTATCCAGAAGTGCATCAGCACGTCAAGTGTCCCGTCATCATCGATGAAGACCAGCGCCAGGGCGGTGAGGTCGGTAGTAGCAGACAGGTCGAGGCCCGCGTAACAGGTGCGGCCGTTTAATTTCTCAACATCGACGGCGCTGCTGCAAGCATCCCAGGCATCCATGGGCTGCCAGCGCTCTACCGAGTTCACCCACTGATTGAGGTACAGCCTGCGGAAGGCCATCTCCAGGGCCGGCGTTTCCTGCGCCTTGTTACAAAGAGTGCGCATCTCCTCGATGCTGCGAAAGCTGCCCAGCGCAGGATTGCACTTTGCCCAGACCCTCTCGTCCTTCCAGTCCGCATCCTCAGGGGCGGAATATATTACCGGGAGGAAAGTGGGATCCTCAATGATGCCGTTTTGCACTTTCAGGGCGTAATCATGCTGCTCCCAGCAGATCGAATTTCTATCATATCCCGCCGTGGTGATCACCAGCGTCAACGGCTGGCAGCGTGAGCCTGTAGAAGTAGTTAAGGTATCCCACAGGTCGCGGTCGGGCGCCGCGTGCAGCTCGTCGTAAATAATCCCGTGGGCGTTGATGCCCCACTTGGTGAAGGCCTCGGCCGAGATAGCGCAGTAGAAGGAATTGTACCTGTGATAGACAATGCGCTTCTGGCTGTCGACGATTTTGGAGATGTTAAGCAGGTTGGGCTCCTGGCGTACCATGGCTGCCGCCTCGTTGAAAACCAGAGCGGCCTGGGGCCTGTCGTTTGCCGCACTGTAGATTTCGCAGCCGGCCTCGCTGTCGGCATAGAGCAAGTAGAGCGCGATAGCAGAGGCGACAGTCGTCTTGCCGTTCTTGCGCGGCAACTCCACATAACAGGTGCGGTACTGGCGGCTGCCGTCCGGATTCACCGTGCCGAATAAGGGGCGGATGATCTTCTCGCGCTGCCAGTCCTGCAGGATGAAGTTCTGGCCTGCCCACTGCCCCTTGGTGTGCCTGAGCTTCTGAATAAATTCGACGGCCCTCCGTGCTTTCGCTTCGCTGAAATATTTATTCTGTTTATTTTCTTTTCTAATAACGGTGCCTCAGAGCTCATTATTACGTACAATACTTTCGATATCTATATTCAGATACTTGGCAATAATGTGCCAAGCATCACGGTAAATATTTGATCTCTGTGTATCCACTTTTATCTGAAATTTTTGCCATGACGTACCAGTTTTTACACTTTTCTCTACGATTGCCTTCGGATAAATGTAGTACTCTGGTTCTTTGATACCTTCGAGCGGTTTACGTTTGTACCAATTACCCATGTTCAAGAAAACAAATGCGAAAAAGTCTGCGCCTAATCGATTAACAATGAAAGCGCGGTTACAATCAGACTGAAATCTGCTCTTAACTTGTATCGTTACAGCTTTCTTGGTAAATGGATTTATCGAGACTAAATCATATACTGATCGAAATTCTGGTGCCTTAAAAGTCGGAATTCCCGCTCGTAGTAGCATGCCTTGTATCAGATATTCAGCTCCTTCGGCAGGCACTTCAGGGTTCAATTTCTTTGCTGTCATACCTCAGCCTCCTTTGAAATGGTTATATTACGATTGTGGTCTGCACCCCTATGGCTGGACAGAACAGGTTAGGACGGTCTGACGGGTTTCCTCCTTGTTCTGTTGTTCCTGTACCAGCGCTTCGTACCATACAGGTGACCGGTAGCCAAGTGATGAGTGAAG